GTAAGAGCAGATGATTCTGGTCTTGTAAACGGTTATGTTGGCACTGGATCAAGTGCAAAAGTAAAGAGTGTAGATCATTACGAAGAACTTGGATACGACGAAAATCGTATCACTAACGTAACAGTCATTGCAAGAAATCCTGGTTCTTGGGGTAACGGTCTAAGAGTAGGAATTCTTGATTCAAGAGCAGATCAAACTCTTACGGTAGCATCAAATGCTGGTATGGCAGTTGGTTTTGGAGTAACACAACCAGTCCCAGCAGGAACAGTTCTTGCCGGAGCAGGATCAACCAGTCTTTTGGATGGTCATTTCAAAGGAATCATTACAAGAATTAACGGGACTAGTGTTGACGTTAAATTGCTTGAGCATGTTTCTGCATCAGGAACAGCAACTGAGGTAGATTATCAACCATCAGGAGTTTATCAGTTCTCAACAACTGGTGCTCTTGCTGTAATGAATAATTCAGGATCTAATGCGGCGAATACAACTGTTTCAGCAACTCTTGATTGGTTTGATCAACAAACACTAAATCTTACTGGAACAACTACTGTTAAGTGGAATACTCTTGCAGATCGTCCAGGAACCTCCGAGTATGCAGCAGCAAGAAATTCACGTTTTGATGAAGTTCATGTCGTAGTTATTGATGGTGATGGTAAAATTACCGGAAATTCTGGAACTATCTTAGAGAAGAATCTTTCGTTGTCAAAAGCAAAAGATGCAGAATTTTCACTCGGATCCCCTTCATACTGGAGGAAGTTTACTCAGATTAATTCTCAGTACATTTTTGCTGGTGGTGAACCTGTAGGAGTCGTAACAACTGGATTTGGAACTGGAGGAGCTGGTTTTGCACTAGAAGGAGATGTTGCTTGGGATCAAAATGCACAAGACATCACTTTTGCTGCGATTGGTAACTTAAACTCTACATTTACTAGAGGAAAAGATTATGGTGGACAGGCAGATACTACTACCACAGGAGCATTAACTTCTGGTTTAGATGATCTTGTTTCTGGATATGGTTTATTTGAAAACACCGAAAAAGTAGAAGTAGATTTCATTCTCATGGGATCTGCAGGGTATGCCAAGGAACAAGCGCAAGCACTTGCTAATAAGTGTGTTGCCGTTGCCGAAGCAAGAAAAGATGCAGTAGCATTCATCTCACCATACAGAGGTGCAGCAATTACTGATGCAACTTCTCAAACTGCTGTTCAAGTCAGATCTGATGATGACATTACAGACAATGTATTGAGTTTCTATGCTCCAATCACGTCATCTTCTTATGCAGTGTTTGATAGTGGTTATAAGTACATGTTTGATAGATTTGCAAATACATTCCGTTATGTTCCATTGAATGGAGACATGGCTGGACTTTGTGCTAGAAATGATGCAAATCAATTCCCATGGTTCTCTCCTGCAGGAACTGCTAGAGGTGCAATTCTCAATGCAGTCAAACTTGCATATACACCTAGTAAAGTACAGAGAGACAGACTTTATTCGAATAGAGTCAACCCAGTGATCTTCTCTCCTGGTGCCGGTATTATTCTTTTCGGAGATAAGACTGGTTTTGGTAAGGCATCAGCATTTGATCGTATCAATGTTCGTCGTCTGTTCATCTATCTTGAAGATGCTATTTCGGCAGCAGCAAAAGATCAACTCTTCGAATTTAATGATGAAATTACGAGAACTAACTTCGTAAACATTATTGAACCATTCCTGCGTGATGTTCAGGCAAAACGTGGAATCTTTGATTATGTTGTTGTTTGCGACGAAACGAACAACACTGCCGCAATTATAGATAATAATGAGTTCGTGGCAGACATCTATATCAAACCCGCAAGATCAATTAACTTCATTGGTCTTACGTTTGTTGCCACCAGAACTGGTGTTTCGTTTGATGAAGTAATCGGTAACGTTTAATTTAGAGGCTTAACGAAAAATGGCATCTCGTCAACAAAGAAATAGCATCCCTTTAAGAAAAATCACCGACTTCAAAAGTAAGTTAACCGGTGGTGGTGCAAGACCCAATCTATTTGAAGTTGAACTGGCATTCCCAAGTGCTGTTGGTGTCGATAACGACACTCTGCAAAAGGCAAGATTCCTTGTCAAGGCAGCAGCACTGCCTGCTTCTACAGTAGCACCAATTGACGTTCCATTTAGAGGACGTATTTTAAAAATTGCAGGTGACAGAACTTTCGAAACCTGGACGATTAAAGTTATCAACGATACCGATTTCTCGATTCGTTCGGCATTTGAAAAGTGGATGAACACCATCAATAGAATGAATGATGCAACTGGTCTTACTGATCCAGAAGAGTATCAAGCTGATGCATATGTCTATCAACTTTCTCGTGATGGAGGCATCTTAAGATCTTACAGATTCTATGATGTATTCCCAACTAATATCACGACAATTGATTTAAGTTATGAGACAACAGATCAGCTCGAAGAATTTGATGTAGAACTTCAAGTTCAGTGGTGGGAAGCATCGAAAGGAACATCACCTGAAGCAGGTGGTGAGGACATCAACTAAATAGTAAAATAATAGTCTAGTCAAGTTTATAATATGGCAAAACTTTTCGGTTTTTCTATTGAGGATTCAGAACCAAAATCCAAAACTATTATCTCCCCCGTCCCCGAAAATAACGAGGATGGGGTTGATAATTATATTTCTAGTGGTTTTTATGGTTCATATGTAGACATCGAAGGTGTATACAGAACAGAATTTGATTTAATAAAAAGATATCGTGAGATGGCTCTTCACCCAGAGTGTGATGGTGCCATTGAAGATGTTGTTAATGAAGCAATCGTCAGTGATCTTTATGATTCTCCGATTGAAATTGAATTGTCAAATTTGAACGCTAGTGATAAATTAAAGACTGCTATCAGAGAAGAATTTAGAACAATCAAAGAACTTCTTGATTTTGATAAGAAGTCTCATGAAATTTTTAGGAATTGGTATGTTGATGGTCGTTTATATTATCATAAAGTAATCGATCTTAAAAGACCTCAAGAAGGGATCAAAGAACTTAGATATATTGATCCAATGAAGATGAGGTTTGTTCGTCAAGAAAAGAAGAAAGGTAAAAATACAATCGGACCAAATATTTCTAACGGAAAGGAAGAGAAAAATACTATCGCACCAGAAATCGAAGAGTATTTTGTATACACTCCTAAACCAGCATATCCAACAAATTCTTACAGTTCTTCGGGAGCATCGAAGGGAGTAAAAATTTCAAAGGATTCAATTACATATTGCACTTCTGGTCTTGTAGATAGAAACAAAGGAAATATTTTATCATACCTGCATAAGGCAATCAAGTCACTCAATCAACTTAGAATGATTGAGGATTCTCTTGTCATTTACAGACTTTCAAGAGCACCAGAACGTAGAATTTTCTACATTGATGTTGGCAATCTTCCAAAAATTAAAGCAGAACAATATTTACGTGACGTTATGATGCGTTATCGTAATAAGCAAGTTTATGATGCAAATACCGGAGAGATCCGTGATGATCGTAAATTCATGTCCATGATGGAAGATTTTTGGCTTCCTAGACGTGAAGGTGGTAGAGGAACTGAAATCTCTACACTTCCTGGTGGTCAGAACTTAGGAGAACTTTCTGATATTGAGTACTTCCAGAAGAAACTTTATCGTTCTCTTGGAGTTCCCGAATCCAGAATTGCTGCCGATGGTGGATTTAACCTTGGCCGTTCTTCTGAAATTTTAAGAGATGAACTTAAGTTTGCTAAGTTCGTTGGTCGTTTGAGAAAAAGATTTGCTCAGATGTTCAACGATATGTTGAAGACACAACTGATCTTAAAAAATATTGTTTCTACAGAAGACTGGGATACAATCAGTGATCATATTCAATATGATTTTCTGTATGATAATCAGTTTGCAGAACTGAAAGAGTCTGAGATGTTAAATGAAAGACTCGGTATTCTTGCAACTATCGAACCTTACATTGGAAAATATTATTCTCAAGATTATGTCAGAAGAAAAGTTCTTCGTCAGACAGATGCAGAGATCATAGAAATTGACAAGCAGATTGAACAAGAAATTGCTGATGGAACTATTCCAGATCCAAAGGCAGTTGATCCTGTAACAGGAGAACCACTCCCAGGAGGTGGAGATCCAAATGCACTTGGAGATATGCCAATGGATGCAGAAATTTCGGGTGATTCTACAGAAGCTGACGGAAAAATTGCCGAGCTATAAATATAAAATATAGTTATTATTACTTTTCATGGAAGAAATTGTAAATCTCATTGGATCTGATGCGTCAGCGTTGGATGTTAGTGACAAAATTAAGGACATTCTTTTTGCAAAATCTGCAGAAAAAATTGAAAATATGAGACCAACCATTGGTGCATCCATGTTTGATGAACCAGAAGAATCGGAAGAGGAATCAGAAGAATGATTATCAAAGTTCTGGCAGCAGAAGGAAATTTAAATGCTGCTTCCAATGTTGACACTGCAACCGTGGTTAGACTTCATAATGCTCACACCGCTGCTTTGGTTATAACCAGAAAAACTGAAGGTGGAACAACTGTAGGTAGTTTGACAGTCAATACTAAAGAAAGTGTTGTATTGGAAAAAGATCCAACCGACACTCTTGAAGCAGCCAGTAATGGTTCTTCAGTAAAAGTCGTAAAAGTAGCATACAACATCTCATAAGAATATGAAACTCATCACAGAAGAAGTAACAAACGTAAAAATCATTACCGAAGGTAGTGGTGCCGGTAAGAAACTCTATATTGATGGAGTTTTTCTTCAGGGCGATATTAAAAATCGCAATGGAAGAATGTATCCAATGGATACTCTTGCCAAAGAAGTAAATCGTTATAATGAAACTTTTGTGAAAAAAGGTCGTGCTCTTGGGGAACTAGGTCATCCTGATGGACCTACCGTAAATCTTGATCGTGTTTCTCACAAAATTACATCTCTTGTAAGAGAGGGTACTAATTTTAGAGGTAAAGCACAAATCCTCAATACTCCTATGGGCAAGATTGCATCTTCACTTCTCGATGAAGGTGTGATGCTTGGAGTTTCTTCTCGTGGTGTTGGATCTTTGAGAGAAGATCGTGGTGGAGTTAAAGTTGTTGGTGAAGATTTCATGTTGGCAACTGCTGCTGATATCGTTGCCGATCCTTCCGCTCCCGATGCTTTTGTCTCGGGAATTATGGAAGGAAAAGAGTGGGTTTGGGAAGGAGGAATTCTTCGTGAACA